TTGTGATGGCAGACTCAAATACGGCAGGAGTTCCTGCGGTTACTCCATCTTGTACTGAACTGGAAAGCTCGAAACTACCACTGGTAAACTCACCTGAATACATCTCCCAATCACCGGATGCAATAGCGTCAGTGTTTGTAAAATCAACGGTAATCTTGCAAGTCGCAACACCAGAGGCAACAGAGATTACTCTCGCCTCGCCTGCTTCGCCTGCGCTTTTGTTTTTGATGACCTTGCCTATGTCAGTAGATGCCCACGACCCGCTACCAAGAGTAAATTCTATTGATCCACCAGTGGTTGCAGCGGGGGTTAGTGTTACTGAATAAGCAGAGTCTACTAGCGTAAAGCCTAAGTCGTTTGTAATAACGTCCCATATAGAGTTTGTAACGTCTGTCTGGGGAACCTCCTCGTAAACGGAAACGTGGGCCTTAGCTATAGCCGACGCGGACGGGTCTAATGCAATGCTTATCTGCTCGCCATCTGCCCAGCTTGATTTGTTGGCAAAACCTAAAATTGGGTCAGCGTCGATACCCAAAACCGTTGCCCCTGTAAAGTCTTGAGTACCTGTAAAGGTGTTACTTGTAAGGGTTGCGCCACCCGTGGACGTCTGGAACATAACCCAAGAGGTTTTTGTGCCGCTTCCTATTACAGAAGTTATCGCCATTGTTAAAGTCGTGCCTGAATAGCTTGTTATGGTCCCCATCAATGCGTTGGCAGAAGGAGCCGCTGAGTCAGCTATCAAAACCGTCATACCCGCAACAAAAGACTTGCCCGCCGTGATGGTAAAGACTTTCTCACCAGTACCTATGGCAATGCTGCTTGTGCTTGTATCCTGAACTTCAGACAATGTGCCAGCCACGGCCAGATTATTAATTCCAACAATAGAAGCGTTTGCCTGTGTGCCAAATGCTGAAAGCGCCGCAACAAAGGCATCCGCTCTTGTCACGAATGTTGCAGGGGCGTCTGTTCTTTGTGGCGCCGTTGGTAGCGCGGTTATTGATGGAATAGTCATTCTACGTTAAACCCTCTAATTGAAGAAGCGTAGTCGATACAACCGGCCCGCTTATTGTATTTCTAAAATTTCTATAGTATCCGTAAACTGCTGCCTCTGAAATAGAGTCTTCTGTAATCCAAACTAAAGGAGTCGATCTGTAGTTTTTCAAAACCCTTTGTATCTCGTCAAATCTTCCTGTGCTTACAACTACATTTATATCTGCCGTATCTGAAAAAGCGCCTTGAATAACGGTTGTATTTCCTAGTTCGTCTGTGTTTTTGACCGAGTAATCAACTATACCGAAACTTGCGCCGTATTGCGAGTCGCCTATTACAAAAGATGCGCCCATTACAAACTCGCCAAGCTCGGCATTTGCCCCTGTATCAGTGACAGTATAAGAAAGCGTTGCCGCTGGAAAGGCCGGAAGGTCGGTAACTAAAAGCCTTTCTTTTCTGACTATTTCCTCTGTAAAATATAGATACCAATCGTTTATTCCAGAATCAGATATCATGGAAAACGTTGTGTCATATACGTCGCCATCGGTAGGGTCGTTCATTACAACCCTGATAGACGCGGCATCAACACCAAAAAAAGCACAGTTGTTTGTTATCGCGCTAGGCAGCAGGGAAGCGGTTATAGTGTTTGAGTTTACTGTTCCTTGTTGCAATACGCCGTTGAATTGGCGCCAACGGTTTGTAGAGTTTGTTCTATCCCATCCGTTATCCGTGCCAATGTTGGCTATTAGAGTTGGGTCTTTGTTTGTGTGCGCTGTGTTGCAGGTATAAATGTCATGTGTAGCAACAGCCGCGCCATCGTCAACGGTTGTGACCGTGACAATGTTTCCCACACTGTAAGCTGTTGCTGGATCCCATTCGTCAGCCGCTGGCGAAGTTTCGGCCACGTTTGTGGCTGTTAACATTGCGTCGAGTATTTTTACCGGCCTAATTAATTTCATTAAGGTGCTGTTCTCTCTTGTGGCAAGCCGTTGTTATTCCAGCGGTCAACTATGTCGAATGTTTTAATCAAATAAGTTAGTATGCTCATAAGCGCTTGACCAACCATATTATCGGTCGTTCCAGAATTATTGGCAAGAACTTCCTGCTTTGTCTGGACTCGCTCGCCTTCGTGTAATTCGGCTATGTATCCGTTATAAGGAACACGCTCAATTCCTCGCGCGTGTGAGCCGTCAGGAGTAACCAAACCTCCAGCCCTTGTCAATATACCTTCGACACTACCGTCTCCGACAATGGCGTCTATGGTCGCTTGGTTAACGCCGTTTTGAAGGCCCGCCAAAGTAACCCACCTGGAAGCATAGTTTCCAAGTTGCACGTCCATTGGCGTGCCGTCGTCTCCGCCTTCCTCGCTAGCAGTACCAAAGAACGCGCCCCGTCCTGTACCTTTTTCGTCGTATCCAATAAAGTCACCTGCGTTAAGGTTTGGTGATCCTCCAATGGTTTCTCCAAAGACGTTGGTCAAATACGAGTCAACACCACGAAAAGCGTCAATGCTTGCTGTAGCTTCTTCGCCGTTGGCGCGCCTTGTGAATCCTGTAAACTGTGCACCACTGGCAAATGCGTCTATTCCAAACTCGCCCTCATGCCCTAGCTGCTGCGTTAGCATTCCGGCGTTGCTAGACATTGTTCCGCCGCTATCTAATGCGTTGGCAAGCACTGCCGCGCCCCCCAATGCCCAGCCCCAGACCGGAATAGCAGAAATAGCGCCCATCACCGCAGACCCGGCAGATGCAAGACCAGAACCAACGGCACTAACACCACCGGCTATGGCCGAGCCAGCACCGGCTAAACCGCCACCCATACCTGCTGGTAGCAACGTAGCGCCACCTGTAGCCGCTGCGCCGATTCCTGACGCTCCAGTCAGTATGCTTGCTCCGGTTGATACCGCGCCCGCCACACCGCCGCCGCCGCCACCGCCAATACCGCCAAAAATAGCACTAAGAGGATTCCCAGAACCACTAGAAGATGTGCCGCCAAAGCCGATCAAGTTCATTAGCTTAGATGCGGCCCATTCAGCAACCATGCGCTTAATCATTGTAGTAAACGAATCTGCGATTTGACTAAATGCGCCTTTTCCATTTTCAAAAATATCCACAAAAGTTGTAGCTAGGTAATCGTTAGTTCTGCCCCATGCCGCTTCCGCCGCTACTGCCGCCTGTTCGTTTGCTTTTTCTAGATCTCCGGCCTTGGTTGCCGCGTCTGTTAGCGCTTGCTTTTCTTTATCGATCTCGGTTACAAGGGCAACGATTTCTGCCCCTAACAGGCTGGTAGAGGTAACCCCAGCCGTTTGCAAGCCGTTTCTAACGGACAGTTCTGTTGAGCTAAGGCCCAAGGCCTCTTTTTCGCTTTTTAGAGTTGCAATTACGTCTATCGCTTTGGTGTTTAGTTTTCCGGTGTTTGTGGTTGTGGTGACTATAGTCCCAGACAGTGCCGCCAACTTTTCATCAAGGGTTCCCGTATCCGTAGAAAGGTTTACTGTGGCGGTTTCCAAAAGACTAAATCCGCCCTGATTCAACTTGACCTGTATAAGTTGGTCGGCGTAAGCTGTTGTGCTGTTCTTGTTTTCATCTATTACTGATTTAAGAGACCCTTTCCGCGCCACGTCAATAGCAGCAAGCCTGACCTCAGTGTCCTCTGCTGACGTAACCCATCCCTTAACTTTTGTGATCGCAGTGTCAACAAAGGCCGCTGCCTCGATGGTTGCAATCTGGATGCCTGACTTTACGTTTATAAACGTTTCACTAAACCCGATCCCTATTAATTCCGAAACCTTTAGGCCGCTAACGCCAAGGTCGTTAAAATAACCGGATACCGCAGTAACAAAAGACGCCGTCCATCCCGCGATCGTTGTTAGTGCTGCGCCAAAACCGTCCGTGAATGGTTTTATAGCAAGGACCATTGCCTTCACTGTTGCAATGGTTGCCTTAACTATGTTGGATAAAAAGAAAACATAAGTATCAAAATTCTCTCCAACATGATCAACAATTGGCTCTCCAAGCGTTAGCAGGAATTCACCAATGCTTACACGTGTCGATGCAATTTTGCCCGATATGGCTGATAGCTTGAAGTCCATTGTTTGCGCTATCTTGCCAAAGGCCATGTCGGTCTGACCTGTCTTTGTGTTCATGTCGGCCATAATGTCAGCGAACGATTCTGCGCTTCCGCCAGTCAACGCCAGAATAGTATTGACAGCTTCAACAGATCCGAATAAATCGATTAGCTGTTGCTCGTTTCCATCTGCTGCCTCGGTCATTTCTCCCAAGAATCCAGCCAAGCCTTTTGATTGCAGGGAAGCAAGATTAAACTCGATTCCCATTTCTGCCGCCGCGTCAGTTGCTTTTTTGGATGGTGTTGCAATATTAGATAATGCGGCTTTTAAGCCGTTGAATGATTGGCTGGTAGAAATACCGCCTTTTGTTAATGCTGCGGTAGCGCCAAGCAATTCCTCAAAACCTACGCCAGCCGTTGCAGCCAATGCCGCAACCCCGCCGATACCGCTGGACAATTCGCCTATAGTGGTTTTACCTGCGCGCATAGCAACAAACATGGCATCAGAAACTTCCCCGGCTTGGCTGGCCTCAAGACCAAAAGAATTTACTACTGTTGTTAGTCCATCGACCGCTGTGCCAATGTCTGTGACACCGCCTATGGCAAGCTTGTTTGCGGTTGTTAGTATTGCAGTAGCTTCGGAAGCGTTGCCAGCTCCGGCCGATATGGCTTGATAAAATGCTTTTACTTGTGCGGTAGGAGATCCGCCAAAAGTAGCGGCAAGCGCTTTGGCTTCTGTGTTTATTCTTGGTAGCTGGGAAACATCGTCAAGCAGGGTAGATACTTCACCCATTGCCGCGCCGAATTCTCTGGCCTCGACAGCCATTTTGCCCAAAGCATTTACGGCAAGGGCTGCGCTAAGAACAGGTAAAAGCGCCTTCATTGCTCCGCCTAGCTTTCCAGCCCCAGCCGACATACCAGAAAGGTCTTTGGTGGCTGTCTTTACTTGGCTGGAGTCTGCCTTGATTACTAGGTTTGCAAAATCTGTCATTAGTTTATAGGCCTTCTAAGCATTGACTTTAAGCCTTCCGCCGATTTCCCGTTTTCTGCTTTTTGTGGCAGATAAGGAGCCGGTACTTGGGCGTTTGAATATTCCCTACAAGAGTCCGTGTAAACGTCGGTAAGCCACTTTATTGTTTCTGACTCCCAACCGGTCAACCTGATAGACGTTCTCTCTACAAAGCCGCTCATATCGGACCAAGTCACCTGGCTTGGCCCAACCCTATAAAAAAGATTAATCAAATAATCGCAAGGGCTTATGTCTGGAAGCTCTGGAAAATCTATTTCCGCACCCCTAACCTTTGTCTGGTCCTTGGCGCGGGTTTCGTACCAAGCCCGCTGCCGAACATAAAGCTCAAGATCAAGCCTTAGCTCTTTTTTAAACTGTCTCTATTCACTCCTGCTGTTATAAGCTGTTCGGCAATAGAGTTTTTCATTCCGTAAAGTTTTATGCAATTTTCGTAAGTGCATTCTAGCGCCTCACCACCAAAAGGAATGTTATCACTCCATTTGATTGTGACGGCCGCTAAGATTTCTCTTAGGTCGCTTTCTGTGACCTCAGAAGGGACGCCGCGTCGCTTGTACTTTGATGCGTTTCGCTCGTCAATTTTCTTTGCTGTATCTTGCCACTTGTCCGAGTCTCTACCCTGGATAGTGATAATAATTTCTTGGTCGTCAAGGCCTTTAAATGGTCGCTTGTTCGTTTCATCGATTAGAGTTACATCGATTCCATTTGCTGCCTGTGTTGATAAATCAAACGTTCCAAAATCAATCGTGTTGCTCATAATATTAACCCTTCATTAAATTATAAAAACCCCTAATTAAAGGGGCTTGGTTTGGCTTTAGGATGCCGCAGCTGTCACCGTGTTCTTCGTGCGCTGAACTGAAAGCACCTGAGAAACAATAGCGTTTCCATCTCCGGCACCCGTGATATAAGAACCCACGATCCCCTGGAAATAGTCAATGCTGCCGTCTTGGTATGCGACCCTGTAAGAGAAATCCGCATCACTACCCTCGGCGGTCAAAGCAATTACTTGGCCTGCGTCGTCGTCGTCACGGTTCACCGTGAACGAATCCGAGCTCTGGCTGTTCGTGCCTTTGTAGTAATCAGTAGATCGCTGGTTAACTGGGTTGCTTGGCGTTAGCGTGTGACTGCGGCCGCCCGGTGTCCAGCTTGTTACTTGCCCTAAGACAGTCCACGTAAGGCCACCATAGTCTGTTGTAGTTTGTGTTGCAGGTAAACCCGCTGTGATAGATATCACACTGTCTACGAATGTTTGAACTGAATCTGGCATAATTAAGACCTCGTTATAAAAGCAATGTATTGAATAGACACGACTATTTTATACCAGCCGTTCTCGTTGAAGCCTTTTTCTCGGCTCGTTTTCGTGATTATAACAGATTGCCCAGAATATGAAACATTTGTTCCAATACTAAAAGCATCGATTATTTCTTGCGCCTTTGCCTTTGCGGCAATGGCTCCGGCATTAACTGGGTATCGTAATATTGCCCTAAAGATTCCGGTTGTTTCGTCCATATCGTTTATGGTTAGCATATCAAGAGCGTTCTGGATCAAGAAAACCTCGGCATAAGCAAGCTCCGGATCCGCCGAAAAGTCTTTGTTTTCGTATGCCGTAGGAAGCCCAAACTCGCTATTGGTTGTTAGCCATGCGGTCAAGAACGCCTGATCTATTTTTAGCTGGCTCATTTTTTAAGGTTCCTAACTATTGTATCAACGCGCGCAAGGTTCTTTGCAACCATGCCGTCCTTTTCTTCGTACACCGCGGCATAGTCTAAATTGTTTGTAAGGTAGTCGATGCCAGTTCCCCGCACGGTCTTATCAACACCGCTTCTAGCCTGGTTTCCGTCCCTGTCCTCTATGTCGAGCTCGCTTGTTGCCGGTCTATCCTGTGTGGCTTGCCAGTTCCCTTTAAGCCTTCCAGTATCAACACGGGTGTCGTCAATAACCCCGGTAAACACTTCCAGCTTGATTGCTCGGCTTGCTTCGTCAACGCTAGCGCCAACTGATTCGGCCCATTTTGAGATGTCTAATGCAGACATTAAGCGCTCACCCTTACAAAATAAACCAAAGCAATTCCTGCCGGTTCTGACTTTTCTATTTCCTTGATTGTCCATTTCTTACCATCAACCGTTGGCCGGTCAGTCATTAGCGGCTCAACAGTGTTATCAAGAATTAACTTTCTGTCGCCTTGCTCGATTCTGCTGTCCATTTTTTCCGCCGTTGTATATTCGACAATCATTCCCTTCGGCCTAAAGTTTGTTATTGTTCCAGGCGTGACAACGCCCGTTATATTGTCAACAGATCTGCCCACCTCTCTGACAATAACAAACTCTTTACCAAACTTCCCAAGTAGCTTGGCGGCTGTTTTTGCCATCTTGTTGTAAAAAGCATCTGACATAATTAACCCATTGTGATTGGAATGCCAAAGCCCGAGCCAGAGCGCTGGAGTATTTGCCTTAATCTATTGCTTAACGATTGGTATAAAAATGCAGGGGCGTCGCTTACCGCGTACTCTTCCTCGACCGCGCCTTCCACCTTTGACCTTTTAACAGCCACCGAGTCTGATTGCGGTGGGTTAAAAATATCTATGCCGTTTACTTGATCAAGCGCCAATGACATCTGGTAATCAATCGCTTGGGTTGGTATTTCTGTAGACAGCCAGCTATAAGACTGCAAAACCAAGTCTGTTCTTGGGTATGCTCCCGATTGATCTCTAACAGATAGAAGACCGGCAAGAGATCCCTCTATGCCATTAATAAAATCGAACGCTACAACCAGCTTATTGTCCGCCAGGTCGTCGTCTGCCACTGTATATCCACGCCTTAATGCCCACGCTATAAAGTCAGCCCTAGAAACATAAGAATCCGCGTTTGCGACAATAGAGCCGTTTTCTATAGTTAATGCCATTAATTATTCTCTCCAATAAAAAAGGGGCTGGCTATTGCCGCCCCTTTCTAGGTTTAACTTTGTTTTTGCTGTCTATCGCTTGGTTCTTGTTTTTGGTTTATCTAAAGCATCGTTCATTTTGTGGGCTTCGGCTTCAACCGTCTCTCCTACCTCTTTGCTTGTCTTGGGATCGGCAACAACAACGTCCGTTTCTTTAATATCCGTTTCGTTAATATCAACCAGCACGCCGTCTCGATCAATTGTAACCGTTTTTAATGTTCCAAATGACATATTAAAACCTCCTTACAGTTAATAAAAAATTCTTAGTGCATAGCCCTCGTTAAAAGGCTATGCGGCTAAAAACTCTTAGCGTAGGACTAGCCCAAGATAAGGGCTGTATGCTCAGGCTTGATGTTTTTAACGCCCCAAGCCAGTGATACTTCATAACGCACCTTGCGATAACCGAGGTACAATGCAAATTCCATTGTTAGCCCGCTGCGAGGATCAGTGATCAGCATACGGTCTGTGGCTTGGTCGCCCTCAGCCGGTAGCGCTGGTGCTCTTGAAGCAAGCACCAAAGCGTTTTCAGAAAACGCCATGTTGCGCGTACTGGCAGCTAAAACAGTGATTGCTTTTGTTGCTGCAGACATTGCAACGCGCAGGCCTGGTGCGGACAAAGTGATTGTTCCACCGCCTGAAACGTCGGCGTCGCCTGACGCAACAACGTACTTGTTTGCGTCACCTGCGAAAGTAACAACATCACCAGCAAGTATTGTTCCAGTTCCGACAGATGCCAGCGTTAGAACAGTTGCGCCAACCGCATAACCAGCATCGTTGGTTGTAGCGCTTGCGCCTGTGCCAGCAACATGACTCTCGACGAAGCCAGATTCACGCAAAGGCATACCCGCACGATCTACCAAAATGCCTTGAGACATAATAAGATCAGTACCGGCAGAATTCACAGCGCCCTGCTTGCCCAAAAGGGTAGCTCCTGCCGTGGTATCCATAACGATACGAGCGTTAAAATCACCGCCGTTATCTTTTAGCACTTTACGTGCAAAAGTCGCGTCTGTGTAATCGTTGATTGTAGCAAAAGGAGTTGTTCCAGCCGTGCCTACCGCTCGGCTAAACGTAGACTGCAAACCACATAGATCCGCTTCCACTTCGTTGACAACGGCTCTAATCGCTTGTGCGATCTTTTGCGCTCGAACGCTGGGAAAACCCGGTCCGGTATTTAGGCCTTTTACCTGCTCGCCAATAAAGCCAAACTCAGCCGCGCGCGACTTAGTGATTACGATATCAGTATAGCCGGACGTCTGCCCAGTAGGTTCTGGAATGGTCATTGCCGGCGTAATGTCGCTTACGTTGCCCGCTGGCTCAACATCAACTCGAATGTTTTGGCCTACGGCCGCGCGTTCTGCCGAAGCGTTTCGTGTAACCGAAGGAATCATTCCAGTCATTTCTCTCGAAACAATGTCAAGCCCTTCGTAAATGTCCGGCACTAAGCCGGTTATAGTATTCTCAGCCATGTTAAATAGTCTCTGAAGGTTAAAAAATTGCGGATCAAGCCGCGTCGGTTAGTGTTCCACCATCTTTAAGATAGGCCGACCTGTCGCCCGCTCCCATCTCATCAAATTGGCTTCTTGTTATCACTTTACCTTCGGCCCCGCCTCCAGCGTTGTTAGTTCCATTGCCCCCGGCTTTGGACCCAACGATCAACGGAGCATATGCCGCGTTGGTCTTAAATTCTGTGGTTAGCTCTTCGACCGTTAAGGCTGAGGGCTTTCCGTCGACTCCCAGAACAACAGTTTTGGCTTGTCCCGTTTCATCGAACTCTGTTTTTAGTCGTCTGCCAATGGCATCGGCTAATATTCCTTGCGACCCTGCAATTGAAATACTTGCAGCTATCGATGTTGCCGTTGCTCCGGACGTAGCCGAATGCAATTGACCTGTAATACCTTCCAGCCTAAGCGCCTGTGCGTCGAACTTGCCTTGCCAAGATTTATTGATTGCGTCAATATCTCCAGACTTGTTGGCTGCCGCTAAATCTGCCGCGGCCTGTGTTGCCGCCGCTTTTTGTGTTGCGGCTTCCTCGGCTGCTTTTGCTGCCTTCTTTTCACCTAGCAAATCTGCCAGATTCTTTTTAAGGCCAGCAACGTCTTCTGTTTCTGGCATACCCTCAACGATTAACGTGAAGTCTTCGCCGGTTGCCTTGTACAGTGCTTTGTTGGCGTCGTCTAATGCTGCATGCTCTTCTTTGCTTACCTTATATTTCATAAACTACCCCTGGTAATTTTAGATTAATGCCGCCCAGCGACACGTTAGTGCGAATAATAAAACGATCAGTACAGTACTGTCAACCTTTTAAACTAAACGTTCTAATTCTGCCTCCTGTGCATGAGTCACGCTTCATAGCATATTTAACGGCCTTCTTTGCGCTGCAACCAAGGTCCATGGCTGTTAGCGCATGATCAGCGCCACTGCCTCTTGCTAAAGGATTCCCTTTTCTCTCTTTTTGCCAATAATACCCGTCCTCTTTTGTTATTCCTGCGGTATAAATATCTTTGCCCATAACTATGATTGCATGAGTGCTTATAGCGTCCGGGTAGTCTGCCTTTTATCCATTCTCAACAGCGTCAATCAACGTATCTTCATCAGCAGATCTTCCACAAAAGAAATAGTAAACGCCGTTCGACTCTTTACACTTATTGCAATTATCGTCAACAATAGTTGATCCTGCGGTTTCTCTTGAGTCATAAGCGATAAGGCCGTTTTTGTCTAGCGCTATAGTTGTCATAGCCCCGCCATTTCAAATGCCGTTGGTTCTAGCTTTTTCATTTCCGCTAAAGTCAATGGCTGGAATTGATTGTTTAAATTGAGCTCACCAAATCTCTTGGAAGATAATCCGCCCTCGTTCATTAGCTTTGCGCGTACCGGCCCAATGGCAGATTCTTGGAACCCTTTTGGCTGCTGTTTTAGCCATCCATAATAACTGTCTTTGGCGCTAATCGACTCAACGCCATTCGGACCCCTTGCGGATCTGGTTGCTCCCTCTCTCAGTGATTTGAACCGATCGTCCAAAACCGCAACAATGCTAGACCTGCAATTTATATGAATTGGCGGTCTCGGCCCTTTGTCTATCTCAAATGTTCTGCCATCCATTGACCGGCAAACCTGAGAAGTCTTGCCATCAAAAGTAGACGTCCATCTGACCTGTTTAACAATGTCCTTGTTTGCTTCCCATGTGGTTTCTCTTGCCTGTACTGCTGTATGTTGTAGCGCCGTTCTTACCACGGCATTTAGGCTGTTACCAACCCTTGCGATAATCCCGTTTTTAAATCCTTGGCTTCTTGTGCCTCGAATCGATTGCAATATCTTACTTGTGCTCTGGCCTTCGTAATAACCCGTGCGAATAGCCAATGAAATGGCGTCTATCTGCGCTGTTGTTTTGCCTTTGATGAAATCACCAAGAAGCATACCATTATCGACTCCAGCCACGGATAGAGGGTTTGTCATCACTGCGGAATTCAAGGCCGATGCCGTTGGTGTGTTAAAATCAGCCTTTACAACTTGATCCAAGCTCCTAACCTCAAACCCAGCCTCATACTCTGCCAGCTCTTTAGCCTGTGCCAGTATTGACGCGCCTATGTCCTTATTAATAATTGACAGATCGCCCTTAACGGACGCTATAAGGCGCTCAAGCTTGGCTCTCTTAAAATCTGTTATTTCTTTACCGGCAAGCCTGGCGGTCACAGATTTATCCATGACCTTTAGAAACTCAAGGTTCTCATTGACCGCCTGAGTCTTAAGCCGCTCCAAATGCACTTGGTGGCGCGTCGCGATCTCGATTAGCTCGGCGGGCGTTATCATGCATCAAGATCCGGCATGTTTATGCCTTGGCCTAACTCGTCTTGATATTCTTCAATGGTTTTCGCTGGATCAATTATGTTGTGCCTTTGCTGCCATCTTAGAAAGTCGGCCGCAGGTATTGCTCCGCTGATAAAGCCAGCTATAATCTCGCGCAACATGTTGGCGTCTGCGGTAGGTGACACAAAGTCCTGATTAAGCGTGTAAACCGTTTGCTTTGGGTCAGTACCCATAAACAAGGCCACCCATTCAAGCGCCTTTTCGTATGCGTCTGTCACATTGGAAACGATTAAAGATAATACCGAATGCTGCGCCAATAGCTCACCAGCGGATTGTGTTGCTGTCTTGTTGGCGCTGCCGGGTGTTATAAACATGGCTCCCAGACCTATCATTGTCTGAACCTTGTCGGCCATAGCTTCTTTGGCTAATGTGTCTGGCTCGACCTGCACAATGCCCAGCTTCTCTCCGGGAGGCACGCCCATCACTGTTCTAGAGCCAAAATACATGTCATTAGTTTTCATTAAATCTATGTGCGTTTGAGTTATTCCAGACATCCAGACTTGCGGCTGGCCAACCTGATAGACGGCGTCCTCATATATGGCGGAATTGTTTAGATGCCCCTTATTAATCACGCAAAGGTCGTGCATTGGAGCGGGATCTATTTTTGTCGTATTGGATTCAGACCCAACAAACACGAAAGGAATTTCTGAAAGCGTAGAGCCAGCGCTGTCCACGGGAAATATCTCTTCACCGGCAACCCATGTTTCTTCGCCGTTTACTTTTAACCGCTCCCATGTGACCGTTGAATAAACTTCTCTATCGGTCACATATTCTAGCTTTAGCTCAAGGCGAACAGGTACAGTTTTAAAGCTAAACCCATCCTCGCCTTGTATATCTTTATTGTAAGCGAGAACAACCTTACACAGCACAATGCGCGATCCTATGCTTTTGGTTTTCCAGTTGATTATTTGATTTGCATCGAATTTTGTTATGGTGGCAGCGATTCCTCCGCTAGCCAACTGCGCAACAGATAGCTCGCCGCTAGTCTTTGGGAAGTCTACCATAAGACCGCTTCTACCAATTCTTGAAACATCTCTAACAACGTCTTGGGCTTGTTGATCGATACCTGTTCCAGCGCCGTCAACGTTCGTTTTTATGTATTCTAGCTGCTTTACAACCTCGAGCTCGGGCGGCTTTGAAAACGCCTTACCAACCAATCCACGAGAGGTATATCCAGCGATAGCGTAGAATATCGCCCGCTTTTTAAACTGCTCATTCCTTGCGCCATTTTCTCTGCTATTGTCCTGTATATTAAGAACATTTATATACTGCTTAACGTCTTTTGAGTCGCAAATGTTATTGACAAACTTCCAAGAATCAACATTACCGTCATATTCTGGGTGCTTAAAATCAACGCCTTTTTTTGTTTCTGCCATGTTCTAAAATCCCACTTTAATATTAGTGATAATTAATTGTTCCTTGACCGTCCATTCCACATCGACCATATAACCTATCGCTGTTGTAATGTGCTGGTAATCGTTTCGCTGATCCTCTTGAAACGTAGACCCTTCTTGAAGCTGTACTGTGCTTAGGCCTTTGTCGCACCAAGGCGCGGTTAAGGGGTTGACAAACAATGTTCTTTCGCCCTCCATCGGCTTTATCTTTGCCCTTACTGCGTTCTGTCTGTCCTTTATTGCTGGATGCGATCTGGCAACCTTGTTCTCGTATGTCCAGCCATTGAGCTTTAGTATTCCTTCAATCTGTGTGTAATCTGATTCATGGCCGTGCTTTTCACCGGCTTTACCTGCAGGGTCGCCATAAATAATAACATGCTTATTGGAATGATTAGTATATTTATCGCAAAATTCAATAGC